GTCTGGTGGTTTCACCGTCAGGAATGGGGTGCATTGGTTTTGGTCAGTACATTCATAGCTCAGAATATATACGGAATATATGAATGGAGGAAAAATGGCAAAGCACAGTAAGACCCACTACATCCCGGATGAAGTGTTTGATCCTGTAATTGAGGAGCCTAAAGTGGGTAAGTGGGAACACTTTACCCCGGACTTTGTAGGAACTCAGACACAAGTTCTGAATACCCAGACAATGGATCTTCAGATGGCTGAGTTTAGGAAAGTCTTTAACGATATTCGCATAGGACAAAATGGTGGAGAAGCTCACATACGGACTGAATATCCTATTCAGATCTATTTTCTGGGCGATGTTCACTTTGGGTCGGTCTTTTGCGAATACGAGAGGTTCTACCGGGATCTTGAAACTATCAAGAGTACTCCGGGAGCTTATATATGCTTTCTCGGTAACGAAATTGATAATGCTATCCCGGCGAAGTATCCCTCAAATATGCTCAACAACTCTATTCCTCCGGATCAGCAGGTCGTGAGAATGAGAATGATCATGCAGGATCTCAACTCTAAAGGAAAGATCTTAGGAGTTGTGCAGAATCCTTGCCATGAGGGATGGACCTGGGCTCAGACAGGACAGGATATTAATGCTATGATCTTTGGTTTTGAAGGCAGAAAGTTTCCTGTACTGGATAACGGCAGTATCTTAAAAGTTGAGGTTGGAGAAGTAACTTACAACGTGGTGTTATACCATCAAGTAGGTCCGTTTGAATCCAACTTTAATGAAACCCATGCACTCAGACAGATGAATCGTCTTAACCTTATGATGCAGGGTGATGTTGTCGTGGGAGGACATAAGCACGTTGGATCTGTTCAGTTATCCTGGGAGGGAACATCCTTGTCAGGTTACAAGCAGGTCGCTTATGTGAGATCGGGGTGCTATAAAGGTGTTGGAAAAACTCCGGACCAATGGGCTGTAATGCGTTATGGTGCATCAGGAGAACCTTCCGGACAGTCTGTTATTCTATGGGCAAACGAAAGACGTATCGCCGTAGCCAATGACATAGAGACCGGACAGCTTCTTTACCAGTCAGCATTAGCCTCCACAAGATAGTCAATTAGATCCCCTATAAATATTTAGGGGATCTCTCTTATTGATTGAGTAAATTTAATGCACAGTATTTGTTATAGCAGGAAACACAACCGTATTTATAGGGAGTATCTAGTATCTCTTTATGCTTTGGAGACATAAGCCATGCAAAAAGAACCTCTTGACCGCTCAGGATATCCCAGGAGAGGTTTTCCCCCAGGTTTGAGTAATGTAGTACCATTTTGTAATTAATGTCACTTACTCTATCCCGGAACCCCTGGTGGCTAAAATCTTTGGAGATCTCCATTGATCTTACTTTAGATAGATCGCAAACTGCATCATTTTGTATCAGTGGTTCATAATCCATACTCTTTCTATACTCATTTACATTCTGAAATATATCCTCTGATAGCCTATAATTAAATCCTGTTTGATCAGATATCTTCTTTTGAGATATGGTTAGTATTGCATTGAAAATAATGGCTGTTAAAAGTATGCCGGAGACGAAGGCTATAGATATGTATTTCATGCCCGAATTATAGTCTTTGTAAGAAGTGGTGTCAATGAGATGTAATAAGTGGTGAGTACAGAAACGAAAAGGACCCTCTTGACGAGAGTCCTATCGTTAGGTATTATCCTATTATGCATCACGGTTACATTATACAATCAAATAGAACAATTAGCAATAGGCACCAAACAGGTGTCTTTTTTGTTGGCAGAAATACCCTCACGATCCGGGCAGAGTCGTGGGGGTTTTTTTGTTCTTAAATCCGATTGAAATAATATCGGTGGGATCCTAAGCGGTAGCTCCTCAACCTGTTGGCAAGACTAACCAACTTAAAAGAAAGTCTATGAGGAAACAAACAGCTATAACGAGGTTATGTGTTTGATACCACCTAGCTAGTTAGATTAACTTGGTACTGTTTAATAGTCTAACTGAACATGGTAGCCATAAGAGGTAACCTACGAGGACTCTTATAGAGTATTAAACAGCTTTAATTCGGAGAGAAATCCGGCAAAAATTAGAGGTAGCCAAAATAATATAGGGAAATAATACTCTCCTATATAGACAAACTATTTCTGAGGTTATATGAAAAACAAAAGAGATCCAAAACTTAACGGAGTATACGGAAGTATAAAATCAATCATAAACATATGAATGTTGTATATCAAAACATTAACAGAATAGAAAATAGACTTAGAAAATTCGGCAAAATCTTATGACCAAATGCTATAACCAAACTTGTGAGAACTTAGTAGATCCGGACCAGACCGGGACTGTATTCTGTTGCTTGGAGTGCAAGGCTATCTATCACAACACTACTGTATCTAAATTAGAAACGGCGAAACCTACAGCAAAAAGAACCTTACAGGAATGGATCTCCATATTTCACGAGAGATCAAAAAGTGCTAAAATAGAAGAGAAGTCGGATGTAAATGAAGTTGCGGATGCCATAGACTTTTTCAGCACACCGCTTGGAGCTACGTATGCAGGAACAGAACATAAAACCGATAACAGAGATAAAGAGTGACTTGTTCCCGGTTGACCGTGAAGAGTGGTACCTTAGACTTATTGAGGAACTAAAGGAGATCGTTGTTGAAGGAGAGTTTAATGCCAGATGGTCTTTGATAGAAACTTACCATGAGTTCGGTAAACGGATCCTTGAAGAGAACCAAAACCTTGAAAGAAAAAAGATTTACGGCGACTCTTTGGTTAAAAAGATCTCCGAGTCTATAGGAAAATCTGAACGCACTGTCTATTTCGCTATCGCTTTTGCCAAAAAGTACGAATACTTAGATGATCTCCCCCAGGGTAAGAACACCTCCTGGAGCAAGATCTGTAAACAACTGCTCCCGGCTCCAAGAGACGGAGAAAAACCGGCTCCTCTTGTTATCCAGGATCCCATGCTTCTTAAAAGACTTGTCCTTGAGAATATGGACTACATTTTGGAATATGCTGAACCAACTGATAAAGGTTATAAATTTTTTATTTCAAGAGATAGAATAGTCTCATTTTATAATAGTCAAGATACTCCTGAAGTGATATAATACATGGACTATGTGGTATCCTAAATCAAAAGAGTTTGAAGATCTCGCTGATACTATAATTCACGAATACCTGGAGCAACCTGAAGGGCGTGGTAGGTCTATCCCGGAGATTGCTCGTATCTACAAGAGATCTATCCCCTCCATTTACAGATATTTATATTATAAAGGTGTAAAGGTTCGTCCAAAACGCCGGAACGATAAAGGTCAGTTCCTTACTTCTTTATGATCCAAAACATCTTGTTGACATATCATAAGAAATGGTCTAATATATGGATAGTAGAAAGTTAGGATGAACTATTATGCAACCTACAGTATTAACTTTAAAATGTATATATTGCCATCAGCTACCTAAGAACACTCAGGAGTTGATGGAGATAAATTATTTTGGTTTTCATTTAAAGTGTGACCATGTGTTAGCAGATACTAATCCCGGAAAGGTTTCAAATGATAATTGAAGTACATAAATGTATAGAGTTTAATGATCTCTCTGTGGATGCTCAGGAGGATATTCGTAAGACCATTCAAGAGGGTGTAAGGAATGACTCTGAAGTATTTGAAGAGATCAAAAGAGTTGCTACTCAGGAGTGGTTAGAACTAAGTCTTGAGTATAGAAAAAAGTATACGGTTGATGATGTTGTTTCTAACAACATTGCAAAGATCGTTATGAATAATGAACATAAGTTTAGAGGATGGTTCTTTGTTGATATGGAGGTAAACCTATGACCAATAACATGAGTTGGAGCTTCTTTCAAGTCTGGAACGAGTCTTTGGAACAACGTGAAGAAAGACCAATAAAGACAAGGAATAATCTCTGGGCTAGTGAACTTGGTAAGTCTGATGTTGATCTCTATCTTAAGATGAAGGGTGTTAAACCATCTAATCCTTTTGATGCAAGATCATTGCGAAAGTTTGAAGCCGGGAACATTTGGGAATGGATAGTTGGACTTGTTCTTAAAAGAGCAGGAGTCTTGATGGATACTCAGGAGTGGGTATCACACCAGTACCCCGGACTATTAGAAGTTACCGGTAAATTAGACTACTTGGCAGGAGGATCCCCCGATTGGGAGAAAGCTCAGTTTGAGATCCATGAACTGGGTCTACCGGAAACTCTTGAGAAAGCATCCGAGAGGATCATAAGTCACTTTTATGAAACTTATCCACAAGGATTAAAACCTATTGTTCTTGAGATCAAATCTTGTGCCGGGACTATGTTTGATAGGTATTCTAATAGCAATCAGGCATCAGCAAATCATAGACTACAGGCTTTCCACTATATCAAAGCAAAAGATATGCCGGAAGCTCATATAGTCTATATCTCAAAAGACGATTGCAGGATGCTTGAGATAGGTGTTATGAACCCATCAGCAGTTGAAAGTGAATACAAAAATACCATTGGTAACATTACCGAATACATTAAAAGAGGTGACGGTGTGGATCTCCAGAGTGCCAGTCCTTTGACTATAAAGACCCATCTGAATGATATAGGTATGAAGATCGCCCCGGAGATTGAGTTTAGTGAGGACTTTGGAAAATTCTCTCTCAGTTGGCAGGTTAAATATTCAGGTTACTTGACTCTCCTTTATGGATACGAGAATCAGGCTCACTTTGATAATGAGTGGAAAAAGGAAGTAACATCCTGGAACCGTGTCCTTGGAAGGATAGTTAGAGGAGATAAGATGACCGATAAGAATCTGGAGATCATATCAAGGATCAAGAGTAGGTTTTCTGATTTTGATGAAGTAGTACAAAAAGTTAAATCATCCGGTGTAATTCCGGAGGAAAGCGAGGATGAAAATGCCTAGAGCAGACTTTGGAGCAAAGACAAATTTTGATGGGAGACCACAATTCCTGGAACTAAAAAGCAAAGGACAGGCTGTTACAGTGAAGTTTCTGGACTCTCCGGTATATGATGGTAAACATTTCTTTCAAGGAGAGGATGGTAAATGGGTAGTGACCTTTTGTCCAAGAATTATGAATGAGACGGAGTGTAGTTACTGTAATAAATACTTTGAAGCAAGGAAAGCTATCAAAGCATTGAAGGACTCTGAAGATCCTAAGGATAAGTCTGAAGTTAAAAGACTTGAGAATGTATCCAGAAAATACAATGTTGCTATCAGCTTTTATTACCCGGTGTTTGATCTTTCGGCAAGAAAACCGGATATGTTTAAGACCGGACTTTCTATTAGAAGTTACTTAGACAATGAATACGGTGCCGGGATAGACATATTGAAATATGACTACAAAATCACAAGGTTAAAAGATAATATCAATGATCCCGGTAAAGACTGGTATGCGTCTGTGAGACTTCCGGAAGTTACTGAACTTACCAAAGAAGAGCAGATGGCTTCTGAAGAGTTTCTAAAACAGGATCTTGAAAGTCTTGTATACGGTACCAAGTTATCTTCTCAGGAGATGACTCCGGAAAAAGAAGAGGGTATAGAAGAGATTGACTTTGATCCGGAAATTAATTTTGACGATCTAACAGATGGTCTTGATGGAAAGGCTCCGGATCTTGATGAAAGTTAAGGTTAAAACAGTATGGGGTGCCGGTCTTGTCTCAGTCTCCAGTCCTTATGTTAAAAAAGCTCTGGACAGGGGTGAGGGCTTGGAGATTGAGTGCAAGGGTGCTGTTATGAAGGTTTCCTATGAGAAACTTATTAAAAAGAATCCCAGGGAGGACAGGTATAATGATCGGTTCGGTAGACGAAAAGACTACGAGTTATATGATTTTTTCTGGGAACCGGGAAATGAATGAATTAACAATAGGAAAATATTACTATGACGGTGCTAGATGGTGGAGAAAGTTTGATAGAGGTATGGTGGGTGTAACAGTGGAAATTGAAGATCTATTGAATGATTTCCTTGTGTTTTTAGAAAGTTATAAAAAATGAACAAAGAATATATTACATATTTATGGTCAAGCGAGGTCCGAGAACCCTCGCCTAAAGAAGCATTAAGGGTAGGATGTATCTCCTTGATCCTTCTAGTAATAATTTTATCTATCATAGCAGTGGAGTTGCTAATTTTATAAAGGGTAAGGAATGAACATATTTAACTGGTTATACAAAAGGATATTTTCTAAATGTTACATCCATAAGTGTGACATTGAAGTGTGGGATTATGGTAGGAGCTATGACGAGGAAAACTTAGTAGAATGTCCTGAATGTTACCCAGAACTTTTTAAAGACTATATCTCTGATCTTGGAAGGTTTGATTTGAGAGGAGCTTTTCATGAACAAAGTCCGGAACATAAATAGAATATCCAAAAACGATCTCCCGGCAGAAGTCCGGATTAAAATGAACCAGGCTATCCGAATGTATATCCTTGATCGTATGGATGTTTCTGAAATTGCTAAGGAACTTGGGGTAAGTGATAAGACTATCCATAGATATTTGTCCTATGGAAAGGTGATGCTAAGACCAAGAAACCGAGATAACCGGGGTAGATATATTCCCTCTTGACATGGTGTGAGATAAGGTGTAATGTATGGATAGTACGTTAATTTAATTGAAGGTAGGTGATTCTATTATGCAAGAAGGAAATGTATTAAACCTCAGTGAGGTTATAAAGGAACAGAAGTCAAATGTCAAAAGGAAAGACAGAGCGAGATCCAGATCCAAGATTGAAGCTGAACATAAATATGGTAGGACTATGTTCAAGTTCAAGATGTCTCTTTTGTTAGTGGTTGTGATTGGTGTTTATTGGTTTGCCGATAATTACTACTTACAGTCCCCGGTACTTATGGAGTTTAGATCTTGGTATGCCAAGAGAGAACCTATAAAAGAATTGGTCCCGGTAGTATTAGGAGCTGAAATAGATCGTGGATCTGCTAAAGCACTGACTGATGAAGAGAAGAGAGCTGTTATTAAGAAAGTAGCCAAGTACCCTGTAATATTGGCAGGAGTCTGGTTTAGAGAGAGTACTAACGGAAAGAATGAAGAAGGTCATCATAACTACTGTGAAGAGATTGGTTATTCCAATGAGTTCGGATTTAGTGTTTACGGTGATAACAAGAAATGCTTTACTTCATTTGAAGAGGCAGTAGTAGCAGTTGATTCTTGGTTTGATGAACAGCTTAAAAAACTGAGCATTGATCAGGCTTTGTGTCTATATAATACCGGTGATGTGAGTGATGATTGTACTTACGCACATAATTATAGACAAGACGAACCTACAGTTTGGGTAAGTCTCAACAAGTAACCGGGTGCCTACCGGTGAGTATATCTTGCCGGTGGGCAGAGCTTTAAAATGAAAAGAACTTCATTAAAACAAATAGGTAAAATAGGTCGGATAAATATGGTGGCAAATGAACATCTAACTGAGATGTTTGTAGACCAGGGTATAAATGCTTGTGAGGTTAGACTTCCGGGATGTCTTATACAGAGCTTTTTAGATCCGGCTCATAGACATAGAAGATGGTGGTATAGATCAAGACCTAAACTTCTGTATAGCTATGATCAGGTTATTTGTGCCTGTAGACGATGCCATACAAAGATAGATCAGAACAAAGAACTACTGGAAAAGGTTTTTGATCATTTGAGAGGTCCTGAAAAACTGGTATAATAATAGGTAAACACTGCTATGCAAGAACTAGATATAATTAAAACTGAACTTGAATTATTAGATCATATCAAACAAACTACAAGTAAATACGGTGTTACTCTTTCTGAGATCCGGGGAACAATATCCGGAGAGATCGCTAAACGTAAGATATGGTTAGATAAGCATGGACATTCTGAAACTAAGATGCAATTTGTTCCGGTCATAACTGAGGAGGATCCCAGACATATATGAACGAAAACGGCGAACAAAAACCAATACTACAGGATACGGATATCCAACTGTCTAGCGAAGAGTTAGAAGGTGTTTTTTCAGTAATCAAAACTCTCAAAAGTATGGATCAGTTCGGTATATCTATTACTGTAGATACTCCAAAGATGGGTAGACCTATAGCAATAACAAGGGAAGTACTAGCCGAGTTATCCAAAGCATGGGTAGTAGGTTGTAATGACGAGGAGGCTTGTACGTTTGCAGGTGTATACCCGGCGACACTTTATAGATTCCAAAAACAGTACCCGGAATTTCTGGAGTACAAAGAGCATCTCAAGAGAAACCCCGTACTAAAAGCACGGTTCGCTCTTTATAAGGCACTGGATGATCCTAACTTTGCATGGAAGTTCCTACAGAAAAAGACCACAGACTTAAGGGATGATGACAGACCTAACGTACAGCTCAATGTACAGCTCAATCAATTAGTTGAAGAGGATAGGAAACGAGTAGATGGATAACCTTTTTTTTATAATAACTCTTGGCTGTTTTTTATTCTCTGTGCTTTTATACATAATACTTAATTGGAAAGAGGATGACTGATGTCCGGTAAAGTATTATATGAAGCAAGAAGGATAATAGAAGAGTACTTCCTTATTGATGATGCCGTTACCGGTGCTATGGTACCTTTTAAATTACGTCCAGTCCAGGATAGATATTATCAGCAACTATGCAAGGACTATGATGAAGAGGATGGCTTTGACGGACTGAGAGAACAGATCTTAAAGGCTAGAAAAGAGGGCTTCACTTCATTGATCTTGGCAATATACATGGCTATAGCATTACAGGATGATAATCCCTCCCGGTGGCTTGAGATCTCATATAAAGATGATGCAACAAAACAACACTTCACAAGAGCCAGGAACTTTGTACTCTCATACTTTGGTAAGAAACTATCCATGAGCTATAACGATCCGGACCTTTCAAAAAAGATATTCTTAACTTATAAGGATAATGAAGAGTTCCAATTAGTACATAATGGTGCATTGTTCTATGTAGGATCCGCTTCAACCAGAACTGCTGAACGTGGTGGTACTGTTAGAGGTATATTGTTTACTGAATCAGCACACTACCCGGATACCGGGATAATGAAAGCATCTGAGATCATAGAAGGTACAGCATCTCAGGTAGCAATAGGTAGAGGTCTTATCTTTGAAGAGTCAACGGCTAATGGCTTTAATCATTACAAACGAAGATGGGATCAGTCTATGCGTGGTGAAAGATCATACAAACCCAGGTTCTTTTCATGGCGTGAATTTTATACTGATGAAGAGTTCTCCAAGATCTCCGGAGAATACTCAGATAAGAAGATGCTTAAACAAGAGTACCCGGATAATCCAACTGAGGCTTTCTTAACATCCGGTAATCCATTCTTTGATGAGTCCGCTCTTGATTGGTATGGCAGAAGTGTAGGAAAACCATTACCTTATGATTCACATGGAGTTATCTACGATCCCATGTATAAAGAT